CTCGGTTAATTTGTTGAATAAATAATAAACTGGTATCATCTGATATACCTAAATCAAAATAAACATCAACAGGAAACCCAGGATCATAAGGATATCTTCCTATCTGATTTTTTTGTTCCATCTTATCCATGATCTTACCATAGACCGCACCGCTAACATTGGCTGTCCAAGAACATTCAAACTCTTGTTGATACTGATCCTCGGTCATCAGTTTCCTGGCTTCTTCTAGCTCGGTCTTAGGTACTAGGTTTGTTTCACTAGCCTTATAGATACAAGTGTACCAGGCGGGATCTCCTTTTGCTTTTTCATACAAATCATAAAAACTGTTCATTCCCGCTGGAGTTCCTATAAAGGCTACACTACCTAGGCGGTCTGCTACCGCTGGTCTAATAATCTCTGGAAACATTCTTTCATCCATTTGTGCATACTCATCACAGAATACCATGTCAAAGTATTGACCTCTGGCACTATCGGGATTTTCAGCACCAAACAATGTAACTCTAGCTCCTGTTGGAAAGTCAGCTCTTAATTCTGTTTCATTATACTTCATACCAGGTATCTTCCTGGAATAATGTTTAATATAATCCCAGGCAATCAATTTAGCCTGGACTCTTGTTGGTGCGAAGAATGCACCCCTAAAGGCTCTTTTTTTGCTCGTCAGAGCCGATTTAATTAAGTGGTTGATAGAGAAGATGGTCTTACCTCCTCGCCTGTGCATAACGCAGACTGCAAATCTGTATTTGTCTAATGCCTGGTGCAGAGTCTTTTGCTGCGGTCTAGGGGTATAAGGTATCTCTATTGTTTTCATACCTCATTACCCCATACATCCCAGCCTGGTGTTTTATTCCTAGCAAATAATTCTATTCTTGGTAGATCACCACATAATTCAACAATTCTATCTCTAACACAATCTGGTTTTCTACTGTGTTCTCGTCTAGGCTCTTGTATTATTTGTTTTATATTTTTTGCTTCTCTCCAATATTTACCTTTTAATCCTATTAAACAAAATTCTGCATTTTGATTTGTATAATAACCCATGCCAGAATAGGCTTTAGATAAATCTTTTGTTAATTTTACCCAAACAAAACCTACAGTTTTAAAGTTAAAACCCCAGGATTGAATAACTTTAAATCCATAATCAAGTAAACTGCTAGTACACCATAAAAAAAGCATACTATTATCACTACATATTGATTTAACATCAATAGAACAAATTTCTTCTAAAGATAATGTTTTATAATGTTTATCAGCACCACCAGCACCATTAGGATTTTTAAAACCACTTCCTGCTCTTTTATCATTGTAAGACCAAGCTGGATCAGCATATATAATATTATATTTTTTATTAGGGAAGGAAATCATCAATGAATTGTATAACTGATGAAACTAGGCAGCTCTGGTATGAAGTCTATATCTAAATGTTCACAAATAATCTGTGCAGCTGTAATCATGCTGTTTTCATCTTTGAATTGTCCTAGAATAATCTTAACTTCTTTAGTTTTGTTGTCTATGACTACTTTTGCTAAAACTTGTTTATCTTCGTGCAAGTGTCTTGAACTCCCATGTATTATATATACTCAGACGCACCGCACATTTTTGGGGTATCAAAGTTTTTTTTGTTTGTATTTTGTTCATTATTTTTGAGATTTTTTTTATATAAGTCCTCTAATACATATTATGCAACAAATAGTTCTATATTTATCAACGTTTTTTAGACTGCGACATTCTTGACTACTATATCTAGTGCTGGGTTTTTTCATTTTTCTCAGAACTTCTTGTCGTGTGTGCGAGATCCGCTTGTTTGTCGGCTGTGCTGCCATCTTC